GCTGGGAATGATTCGATCATCAAGACCGAGGAGCAGGCACAGCTTATTGAGGCTCTGGCGGATGAATCGCTTTCTGAGGGCATCTATGGTCCACAGTATCTGGAACTCATTTATGCTCTCGAGTTTGGTGACAGTTCAGAAGACCGCAAGCAGGCCGTTCGTGCATGGATGCAAAACAACGCCGAATTTTCAGAAGGAATTTGGACGTTTGACGAGAGGCAGCAGATCGGCGGAGAGGATTTCATCAACCCTGACGAGGTTGCTGCCGTTCTAACCAACGAAAACAAACTACATAAGAAATTTAAACTCAACGGAAGCGGTCCCGAGCCTCAGTCCGACCATCCCACTATGGCTGGTGGTCTCAGTGAGGTTGGGCCCAGTCAGGCATCGTACCCGGCCGCTTTCGTCAACCCAGACATCACCGACGAGAATGCGGCCGCAGATCATGTGAGAGCTGGCGGTTCGTTGAGCGAAGTTCCCAACGAATATTGGGGTTGGGCAATTCGCAACAACTCGTCGACGCGCGAGACCGACACCAACAATACTTTCTACTATCGCACGATCGAGCAGCCGGGAGCGATGGGAACCGTAGAGATCTACTTGGTTCGTGACGAGAACGGTCGGCCAACCGGTCAGGGATACGTGATGAAGAGGAGCCAAGGCGCCTCACTGACTGGCGATCAGGGTGAGCCATATCAGATCGACTCAATTGGTGACGAAGTTCTCGGATATAACGTTTTGGCGGCACTTGGACTGAGCCCTGATGGCGCGACTTGGGACGGGGTGGATGGCGCAGGCCAGCCTGTCGCTGTCGTTCCGTATGCGCCGAACGCTGCGGCTGCTGGTGAAGAAGTCACACGTGGAGCCCGAAACTTTGATCGCGCCCATTTGGATCAGGCTGAGGATCGTGGCGTGAATGCCAGAGTTCAGGCCCTTGTGGCTTCGTGGCTGATGAACATGGGTGACCGCCATGACGGCAACGCTCTTGGGTACATTTTCACACCGCCCGCGACGCAGGCAACGGTAGACAATCCGAACCCGCCGCCTCCGGTTCCGCGCGCAGTGGTTATGCCGATCGACTTCGGTAGGACTTACACGACATGGTGGGCGAACAACGCTGGCATGGATCCGGGTGATGACATGTTCCAGCGGCTTGTTGGCAATAGGGAAGGTTCCAGTCTCGCGCATTATCTGAACGAGGTTTACACGTTGATGGATATGGAACTTCCGACGACTATGCGTGAAGTTTATGATGATCTGGTTAGCAGGCGAGGTGTTGCTGCTGCCGAGGAATATCGTCAGGAAGTCCTGAGTACCGTGCGGCAACTTTTGGATCGCGCTGATGCTCTCCGGGCAGCAGGCCGAGAATCTTGGATTGACATGGCGCGCCGAAACATGCCAGCCAACGCTGTTCTTCCCTATGGTTTTAATGACTGGGACCAGTATTGGGATTACATTGGCAGTAAGTACGACATGTTTGTCGAACAGCTTAAGGGTGGTGCTGACGCTCTTGAGGAAGTGAAGAACTGGTTCACGCAGGGACGGCGTATTGGGGTGACTAGCTGATGTTTTACTCGTTCATGATTGATGAATCGAATATGCTGCGCGAAGGCAAAGTGATTATGGCATTTCGCTATGACACGGCTAAAAAAATTGTTACCATTGTTGGTGACCGTGCTGTTGTTGACAGATACGCGATGATCTTCAACGGCAAGCGTCCGACCATCGGGTGGTTGGCGGGTAAAAACTCCGACAACCCGCTGTACTCCGCACTCGGCAACTCGCCCGGCTTTCGGCACTACCCGAAGGGCGAAGGGCAAGAAGAATTCCTTTCCGCCATGAGCGACCTCGAAGGGAAAGCCACCAAGAACATTTCAGTGGAAGAGAAGCCAAATGGCAACGGAAAAAACTGAGCCTGATTTCCCTGTCAGGGAGCTCAGCGAAGACGACAAAAAGAAAATCCTCAGACGTTTCCTTCTCGGCGTCAAGAACGGAGAGAAGCGAACAAAGATTGTTCGCCTCGCAAACATCCTGTCCGAAAACGACGACGAGTCCGACGAATTTTTCGCAGCACTCAGGTTTTACTCAAATCCCGAGAACGATCGAATCATGCGCGTCCACTTCGCCGAGTTCGCAGTCGGTGGCACGGCGGGCTTTGAGGAAACTGAAGCGACAACGCGTCCGAGTCGCCCTCCGGCGAAGAAGGGAAAGCGTAAGCGCCGTGGCAAAGGAAGCTGAAAAAGACGAACGCAAAATGATTTCGCGCATGGCGCGCTACTTGGGCTGCACTGGATCGCACCGCGGCCCCGACGGCCAGCTGATGCCATGCTCGACCCATGAAGAACTGATGCGGATTTCCAACAGAGCCGAGCCGAAGAAGAAGGCCTATGTCGAAGAAGAAGAAAAACCAAAGCGGAAGCGAAAAGGGAAACGTCGCCGTGATGGTTGGGAGGAACTTGGCAGCGATGGCCCGGCTGGAATCGACACACTTCCGGGTGGAGGACTCGTCTCTGCGGCGATAGGCGCCAAACAGCAGTTTATTTATGGTCGCGCGCGGCCACGTCTCGGCGACCCTGATGTTTTCACCAACCCGCATTCTGCTCGTCTTCGTGCCCGTCAGTTGGGGTGTGTTGGGATTGCTCGACGCTCGACGCCGGATGGGGATGTGGTTTGGACTCCTTGTACCAACAATTCGGATTACCGGAGGCGCATGGGCATTGGGCCTCAGGCCGCCCGAGATAGGCGCCGCGCTGAAGAGGCACTTATCCGCCGTATTCGTCGTCAGGCGAAAATCAAGTCTGGCGAGATGGACCAGATGTCTCTGTCGCGGAAAGTTGGATCTGATTTTGACGGCTCTGTCAAATCTGTTCCACGTGATGCCGAATGGCGTGACACGATCAAATATCTGACTGTTCCTGCGAACGATTTTGAGTCGAAGGCGAAGAAGCGGCGGAAGGCTCGCCGTGATCGTTTGGCTGCAACCCCGGCCTTGCCTGAGGAGCGTCGCTCTGGTTCGAGTCGCAATGCTGAGGGGACTGCGCGGTCCGCTAGCTCGGGTTCGAAAATTGAGATCGATGCTGCGACTACGGCAGCGCTCAAAAACAAAGTCAAAGAACACAACGAAAAGATGAAGAAGCAAAATAAGCCTGCGCACACTCGTGCTTCGTTGGGTGCTTTGAAATCGGTGTACCGACGTGGTGCTGGAGCGTTTTCGTCTTCGCATCGTCCGGGCATGACCCGTGGACGTTGGGCGTATGCGCGCGTGAATGCTTTCTTGCATTTGCTAAGTACGGGCAAGCCGAAGAACGAGAGATATACCACTGATAATGATTTGCTGCCTTCAGGGCATCCGCGCAAATCTGGCAAAAAGTCTCTCGCTGTTAAGGTTCTTCCGCTCGAATTCTGAGCCGTTTACTTTCTTTCCACTACGCGCTGTAGTGGAACATGTATTCTTTACTTCAGACAGAATGCTGGGTGCTTACCTAAGCCTGCATGTCAGAAACATCAACATCCAACATCACATCTCTACAGGAGTAGAAGAACAATGGCAGACGAATCCCGTCTCAATGAGCTTCAGAGCGCTCTCCGCGCGAAGATGGCTGACAACAAAGAGATCGCCGATTCTTTCAAAATGGAAGACGGCGTCATGCAGGTCACGGCCGAGCAGAAAACCGCGTTCGACAAGAACATGGCGGACATCAAGGAGATCAAGTCCCTGATCGAAGGCCTCCAGTCCATGGACGAGGTCGAGGCTTGGGGCTCGAAGAGTGTTGAGGAGTCGGTGGCCACCAAGGCCGACGCCGCTGCTCACGCTTATGAGATCCGCGAGAGCCTCCGTGGCAAGAGCCTCGGCGAGCTCTTCATCGCCTCCGAGGAGTTCAAGGCCCTCAACGGTGGCCGCAACGGCGCGAACATGCCGTCGCCGTGGTCGCTCAAGGCCGCTGACCTCACCGGCTTCAGCCAGAAGGACGTCTACTCGGCGCTTCCGAGCGGCACCCCCGGTTCGTTTGGCGCTATCCAGCGCGATCCGATCGTGGACCAGCCGACCCGGACCCGTCGCGTTCGCGACCTGTTCCCGTCCCGCACCACCACCGCTGCGGTGATCGAGTACTTCCGTATGCTCGGCTTCACCACCCCCGGCTCCTCGGCGACCAACGCCGCTTCGTCGGTGGCTGAGCGGAGTGGTTCAGCGTTCGGCGTCAAGCCGCAGTCCTCGATGCAGTTCATCGGTGAGCAGGCTCCGGTTCGGACCCTCGCCCACTGGGAGGCTGCCCACCGCAACGTCCTCGCTGACGAGCCGCAGCTCCGGTCGATCATCGACAACGAGCTCATGTACGGTCTCCGTCTTGAGGAGGACGACCAGATCCTCAACGGTGACGGCACCGGCGAGAATCTGGAGGGCATCCTTCAGACTTCGGGCATCCAGTCCTACTCGTGGTCGTCCGGCGCTACCAGCCCGGTT